TAATTGATAAAAATCAGGATCCATGTAAGTTTGTTCTGCACTAGGCGGAAGTTGAGTTGAAGTATCAACAACGCTAGGCTTTACATCTGTACTGCTAATAGTGCGTCCAAAACCTGGATCATACTGAAGATTAATATTGTATCCAAGGTCTGGAATAGAAGGATCTGCTAAAGAACTGGGCATTGGATATGCAACGTCCCTTGCAATTTCATATCCAACTTGTCCAGGGCGTACGTTTTTAGCTAACTCGGGATTTGCTTTTGCCCATTCAGCTAGTCCTTGATCACGCACTTTTGCTCGTGCTGCTGCAATATCCTGTTTTTGCATATCAGGATTAGATTGCACCATCGCTTCAACTCGTGCACGTTCCTTTGCGTATGCACGGTCTTGAGGTGAGACTTGAGTAGCAGGTAAATTCTGTTGGACGGAAGTAGGAGCAATGTAACCACCTCCTGGAGCATTGGGATCTAATGATTGTGCTTGTCCTGCATTGCCACCTCCTACACCTGTAGGAATACCTTCCGGATAATCAGCAACAACACGAGCTGATGCAGGCAATGTTCCATACATTACAGGACTTCCTGCTTGATAATTACCAGTGGCATCAACAGTGTATGAACGCTGTGCTTCAGGAGTGCCAGATAAAAATTGCTGAAGAAACTGACCGGCTGCACGTCCAATATCAGTATCTTTATCTGGTGTCATCCCAGGGATTACTCGGGCAGCTTTATCTACAAAACTACCAGATTGTCCTTGTTGAAAAGCAAAAGGAACGGCTAGATTACCAAGGGCGTTTAACATGATCAGCGATGGGTAATGTTGAGATAGATATTTGCACCGACTGCTGTATCAGCGGGGCCAGGTAAAGCTTGAATAAACTCAGCTCCAGAACGCTCAAAACGATAACGTGCCTGGAAAGGATCTTTGTAGTTTGCAACGTAGAGAATCTGTGCAAGACGGTTGGTCTCATACAGATAAACTTCGTCCCATACTTTCAAAGCTTCTTTGACACTGCTGGAACGAATCGTACGATCAACGTCACCAACAATACCTTCAACTCGGGTGCTAGGAGGCTGGAAGCCATCTTCAAAAGATGCTAACTGAGTTTTACGCTCAGCTGCATCACAACGATTAATCTGATAGATAATCTTGTCACTGAAGGTTGAATCCGGAACCGAATTCATTGCTTCTTCTAGCCGTGCATAATCACCAGCTGGGACACTAGTAACGTAGTAACCCAGATGATATCTAATGCGGCTTTTATTAAATTCTGATAGCTGCACAGCGCACCGTCATTATTTGTTTATTATAATCTGCACAAATAAAGAAAGCCCCGAAGGGCTTTCTATCAAATACGGATTAAATCAGCTGCAAATACTGAATCCCAATCAACACGAGGAATTTGCCTTAATTGCTCCAGACTGTTGAATCTTTCGCCTGACAAAGAAAGTTGTAAATCCTTAATATCTTTTGCAGTCTTAAGGCCAACTCCTTTGATGTGATCAGCAATCATTTGAGCAGTAGCACCATTGATATTCAATCGAGTATCAGTTGGAAATTTACGCGGCTCATCTCCTTTTGCAACATCTTTAACTTGAAGTGTTTTAACTTTCTTCGTTGCTTCAGGATCCTCAATAATCTCGGTTTTATATACAGTAAAGACACGTCCGTCTTGGTCTTCAACCATCAACCAATCGCCGTCATCCCATTCTGTAACAACCTTGATTCTTGCTTTGGTTTTCTTGTGCTGATAGAGCATAGGGACCAGCTATTTATTCACTGGTCCCATACTACTCTAATTAATTATCAATAGCTATTGATAATCAGGAGGCAACCTTGTAAGGAAGATATTGCTCCATGTCGTCATATTCAATCGCCACATCGGGACGAATGAAGCAGACTTCACACAGGATGTAACCGTAGCGACCAGCGGCTTTGTCAGCGTCAGAGATAGCCCAACCACCATTCAGTGAAGTGGAGTTGGTAGCTGCCTTGGAGTAGACACGGAACTCTTGATCAGCAGTCAGCTCTTCATAGAGCATCGGAGCAGTCAAGGTGGTAGCGGTCTGGAAGGGGTTGGTGCTGAGGCCACCAGTACCAGCTGCAATGTTGTTAGCAGTAGCAGTGACGTTTGCGCCTTCGACAACACCAGAGAAGCTCACAGGAGCGGAAGCGCTACCAGGACCGAAACCAATAACCTGAGTAGCGCCAGAGGTGGTCAGACCGTCTTCTGCGACACGGCCATCACCCCAGCCTTGGGCCACGGAGATAGCAGTGCGATAGACGTAAGCAGGACGCTCAGCGTCAGCAGCAACCACTAAGCCGGTGATGTCAGTCCGGGTGTCATCATTCTTGTAAGGAGAAGGAATGGTGACGCGTGAGACTTGGGTATAGCCATCACCAGTGGCGGTGGTGACTTGGACATAACCACGCAGTTGGAAGAACTGGAAACCAGGGTTAGCCAGAACGGAGGTAGGACCTGACGAAGAAGCGTCGTTAACGGTCCCACCAGTCGTATCAATATTTTGATACCAACCATTCAGGGGCTCGGTCATGTCCCCTGGATAGATTTTCTTAGCAGATAAGTATGCCATTGAATGTATTCCTCTTATGGTTTACGTTTTAAATTAATCAGACAACACCGTCATCGGAGACGAAGCTAAATGCGGTAGTGATGAAGTCCTTGTTCAGAACCTCAAAACCAGCATAGAGTTGCCAAATCAAGATGATGAAACGGCTGAAGTCATCGTTGTTATTAATCAGCACCTGAGCGTTCGGGCCACCGATACCAACACCAACGGACTGAGGGCCAAAGAAGTAACCTTGGGCGACTTCTTCAGAAGCGTAACCGCTACCACCATCGAAGGAGGCAGTCACGTTCTTGGTCGGGAAGTTGGTTGACTCGAAGAACTTAACGCCTTCAAACTGAACGCCAGTCGGCATCACAGGCTCACCAGCCAGGAAGTAGCCCTGACCAGCCTGGGGACCCATGTAGAAGCTGGTGTTATTAGGCATCATGGGGTTAGCCATGAACATGCCTTGACCAGGGTTGCCGCTGTAACGAGCAATCTCACGGAAGTCATTGTCACGACGCAGATGCATCATGAACACGGGATCGCAAATACAGCGATACAGACCATCAGCAAAGGTAGGAACGTTGCGCTTACGCAGATCCTTCACAACCTCCAGGAGGTCGGTGCGGACGGAGAACTGCTGGACTTGAGCGGTGTACTCAGCACCAGAGTAGGAAACACGGCCTTGGGAATCCTTAGCCTTGTCACCAGAGAAGTAGTAGCCACCTTGTGAGGAGGAAGCTTGACCTTGAGCCTCAGCTTTGGCAAGTTCGTCAATGAAGACGCGGTCACGCCAACGGCGATAGTCGTCGAGCAGGGTCAGAGAACCGATGCTCTGGTGGAACATGTTCAAGTTGCCGGTGTCCAGCAGCAGGCGCTGGGCTGTGACGAGGGTCTCGCGTGCAATCTTGAAGGTTGAAGGTTGGGTCGGATCACCCGGATCCGCAGGACCGGTGTATTCCTTCAGCACAACAAGCACCTTCTCCTTGGTGATGTTGCGGCTGTTAGCAGTACCAATAGTCTGGTCAGACACGCGCTCACGGCTGTCCTTAGTACCAGGAGTACCCCAGAACTTATAGCGATCGAGTTGAACAGTTTGACCGGGCTGGGAGGTGAAATCGTGGACGACCACGGGCTCCACAGCCATTTCGCAAATGTATGCGGGGTGCGGACGGTAAAGCTCCGCGCCTAAAATTTTAGGAAAGTCGTTGTCTAAAAACACTTTCTTTTATCCTCCAGTGTCTCGGGTAAAATTTGTCGGGACGAAAGATTAGAACTAGAGTTCTATCTAAATAAAAGTTTAGCAGTCTTAAATATATTAAGTGCTAATTACTACATGCCAACGCCCATTACATAAGGAAGCATTGAACCACCCATTGCTTGGCTTGACATATAAGATTTCATATTTAAACGTGAGTTAGTGGTATTACTTGAACCAGGTGATTCAGGATCAATACCAAGGCCAGCCATGTTACCAATGTTGGCAACACCACCGCCAATAGCACCACCTAAACCAGTGGCAAGACCTAAGCCACCAACAGCAGCACCAACATTAGTTAAAGCTTGTGCACCACGAATACCCATGGCAGCTGCTTTAGCAACATCTTCTTGTGATACTCCTGCATCCATTAAACCGCGTGCACCAGTTGCACGAGCTTGTGCAGTAGCACGTTCACGTTCTCCCATAGGAGATTGAACGCCTTGCATCTCATCAGTAAAGTTACGACCTGCAGCGGTAGCACGTTGTGCAGAACGTGCATAAACTGCTGGCAACATACGGCCAACACCTGCACCTAAAGCACCAGCACCAAGAGCTTCTAAAGCCTGGCGACCGGCACTTTTATCTTCTCCTTGATTACCAAGTAAAGAGGCCCCGGCAGCGATACCGCCGCCGAGAGCCATAGATGCTGCAGGGTTTGCCATTAATTGTGCATATTT